AAGACCTTGTTATTATAACAGGGTTGATTGAATCTGTAGTTAAGATCAAGTTAAATTGATTTAAGACTAGACAAACCTTGGTATATATGGTGATTTAACCTAAATTTAGCCATAAAAAAGCACCCCCGTTAGGAGGTGCCAATTTTATCTAATCAAAGATCAGAAGTTGTACTTCAGACCCAGTTTCGCACCGTAACCACGGTCGATGTCCTCATCGCCACTGCCGACGAAGGAGACTTCACCATATGCACCCAGTGCCTCGGTCAGATCGAAACCGACGCCTGCCTTACCTGAAGGAACGGTGTCGGTTTCGCCGCCGTCAGGAGAGACCAGAGTAGCGCCACCCTGGACGTAGTACGAACCGCTCTCACCCAGAGCACCTTCGTATCCTACGTGAAGATCAGTTGCCGCGCCGTTGTACTCAGAACCAGTCCAACCAGCATTGGTTTCTACGTTCACGTAGGGACCTGCAAAAGCAGCGCCTGCGGACATAGACAGTGCAGCGGTCGCTGCGAATACAGATTTGATCATTTTAGATACCTCGTAAATTTACTTGCGGAGTGGTTACCCGCAGATGGAGGATTGAGTTGGTCTCAATCGCTGTGCATACTATAACCCACAACAGAGTTGCGCGTCAAGTGCGTTACCGTTACAGAGTGTAACGCCTGAATATTTATACAGTTATAATTGAACATAAAAAAAGAGGGTCGGATGACCGACCCCCCTTGATTCGGATGTGACCGATGGATCACATCAAATTCTTAACGAGAACGCGTCTGTAGTAGCGGTTAGCGTTAAGTTGCAGGCGTCCGAGACCCTGATTGGTGCCTTCAGCGAATGGGTTAGCGACCATGCCGTAGCGGGTCTTAAATCCGATTTTTGGCTGGAAGGTGTTCTCGCCAACTGCACGTACCATCTGCAGAGGTACATATGGGCAGTAGAAGATACCTGCGTCATAAGGTGAGGTTCCCTTATAACCAACAACGTAGTACTGGTTAGCAGCAACGTTTGCAGAATATGGGTCGATATAGACTCTGTACTTACCGTTCAGAGTACCAGCAAAGGTGTTGCCAGCGTCATCAACGTTGAGGTTAGCATTAAGTGCTGGGGTGTAATCGAGTACACCTGCCATTGTCAGCGCGGAAGCAACGTCTGCGGAGCACAGGATAACGTTGCCCTTTCCTCTACGAGTTCTTTGTGCGATCGCGTTAGCATCACGCTCGATTTGGAAGATAAGTCCTTTGAACTTCTCAACAGACCAGCGACCGTTGGAGTCGATGTCAAGGTCAAATTGACCAGCAGTTGCGGTGTTAGCAACAGCACCCTGTTCAGCAACCTTGTAGATGGTTCTGATAACTTCGCGGTTGATCTCAGCAAGAATCTCAGTGGAGAGAATGTTTGCGAGTTCCGCTTCAGCGTTCAGACCGTGGATTGCCTTGAGGTCCTGTGCCAGTTCCAGGGAGTACTCAGCTTTGAGTGCTCTTGACTTAGCGGTTACGGTGACTTTCTCGATCGAGAATGCCATCTCGTTGAAGGCGTCATTGCCAGAACCATTGAGGTTCTCAGCATCGCCTGTTGCCATACCCTGACCAACGTTATATGGTGAAGGGTTGGTGGTTGCAGAACCAACAGGGTTCAGTGCGGATGGGTTTGTACCAACTTGGTTGGTAGTACCGAAACCAACTGGACCATCGCTGTAACCAGCGGTGAGGTCGAATCCTGCATCCTGACCAGAGAATGCAGAGTTGGGCTCGTCGAAGAATGCCTCTGGACCGCTCTGGCTCTCATAACGGGAGCGCATTGCGAAGATCAGTCCAGTAGGACCGCTCATTGGCTGAACGCCAGCCAGATCATAAGCGATCAGGTTGGGCATGGAGCGTCTGATCAGGGAGATCAGTACGGGGTCGAAACCAGCGGTAGGACCACCAGCAGCTGCGCCGCCGCCAAATCCGCCTGATGCACCAGCAGCGTTTGCACTATTGGTTGGAACGGCTTCTGCCAGGTATGAAGAACCTGAATCGAATGCAGATTGCTCTTTGAGGAACTGCTCTTGGTTTTCCAGCAGGACTGCGGTTACCGCTCTACGATGTGAATCCTTGATTTTATCAAGACCATCATAATCGAGAAGTGGTGCCCACTTTTCCTGCAACTGTTCGGAATGGAACATTTGCTTTTCTCCTAAAAGTTAGTTTGTTTTAATGTTAAATTCAGTTTGATTTTGCAACTGAGGACAGTGCTCTCAGATACGAAGTCATGTCTCTTGTATAGTGAGGTGATGCCTCAACAGACTCAACTCCCTCTGAAAGAGTTTCTGTTTTTGCTGCTTCTGGAGTTGCGACCTTAGAAGGGAAATACGATTCCTTCAGCGTCTCCAGTTTTTCACGATATGATGTTTCACTTTCAAACTCAACACTTTCGGCAAGTGAAGCGAGCTTCTCTTTCTGGGTGACTGCAAGTCCCTCAGAAATATCATCAAGGATTCCATCAGCAACCGACTCTGCGAGACGCTTGTTGAGAGAAATATTTCTTTGAATCTGCTCGTTGAGTTTTATCTCCATTTCATCAAGTTTGTCTACCATGCTGTGGAGTACATCATATTTTTCTTCAGGGATAGTTACATAATGTTCTTCAAAAAGACCCTTCATTCCTTCAAGGAATGATTCGGTCATCTCAGTTTTAATGCCATTTTCAATGGCAAGTTCGTTCTCTGAAATCCACTCTTCAGAGACGTACTCCAGATAAGAGTCAACCCGTTCGACGAGTTCACCCTTGGCGTCTTCAATCGCCTCCTGGAGTTTAACTTCATACTGTGCTTCGAGTGCTTCTCTGATCTCAACAACTTTTGATTTCAGAGCAGCCTCGAAGATTGTTTTTGCTTTGTTTTTAAAATCTTCGGAGAGTTCTTCACCACCGAGGAGTGCATTAACGTCTTCTTCAACGTTAACGTCGTCGTTAACTTCAGGGACCTCAGTTACGGTCTCTTCTTCAACGACTTCTTCCTCGACAACTTCATCAACGATCTCAGGGGATTCCTCGATGACCTCATCTTCAGATTGGACTTCTTCAGTCTTGACTGGTGTTGCAGAAGTCTGTGCTGGCATCGCTGCAGCAGCACCCTTGTTTACAACGTCCTTGACTGTTTTGATTTTTGGTTCTCTGAGTTTAGCAGAATTGTCATCTACTTTGTAGTTCTCGGGTGTAGGACCGCCGAGATCTTCGTATGAACCTGTTTGTCCAGGAGTAGAAACTGGGGTCGCAGATTTACCTGCAGATTCAGCTGGCTTTGCACCAGCATTAACTGCAGTCTTTGATGCTGCTACACCCGCCTCCATCTCCTGTAAGTTACCACCAGACATTTGATACTCTCCGATTTACCTGTTTATAACTATATTTATTTAGTAATTTATAGATTTGCCAAGAAGTCATTGAAGAGTTCAATCTTTTTCTCTTCAAGTTCTCTTGAGATTGTGAGTTGCTCAACTCTATTTTTGAGATTGGATACACTCTTCTCACGAAGAATGCTACCTTCCCAAACCCACTCTTTGCCTTCCATAATACCTTCAACAAAAGCATCTGGGGCAGAGGGATCTGCAACAATGTCGGCAGCAGTAGCGAGCATAAAGTCGTCCGCTACAATATTGACACCTTCATTGTTTTGCTTAAGTGAACCAATACCTCTTGAGGAAACTCCGAGTTTTACACCCTCAGAGAGTAATGATTCTGCAATCTTACCCATTGGTGTAGATAAGATTTTTGCTTTTCCAATAAAATTGCTTCCATTCTCTTTGAGAGAAACAATCTTATGGGAGACGCGATCCAAGTTTACGGTTGGACCATCGGGATGCCCCAGTTCTCCCAAAGCACGACCCGAGTTAACATAACTCTCGTTATATCTACCAACTTCACGGCGAAGTGTTTCCATTGGATACATTCTACCATTGCGGTTTTTGATATTTCCTTGCAGAAATACTCCCTCAATGTAGAGTGACTTCTTGCCGTTTTTTCCTTCGGCAATGAATACTTTTACGTCTTCGATTTCTTCTCTGATTAGTTTCATTGCTTTTATTAGGAAACTTGTACTTGCTGAACGTGAACTGTGCCTGAACCTGATGTAGTCTTAACTGCAACCTTAACTGATTTTCTCAGGGTTCCAGTGTTTGGTGACGCCAAAGTGTCAGTTACAGAGGCAGAGTCGTGATCAACCGTTAATCTAGTGCTGTAATAACCACCTTGGAAAGCGGTGGTATTAATGTCAGTTACAATTTTATGGGTAAAATCAAAGTTTGATTGTCCAGTAACTGTGAGAGATACAGCGTCTCCAACATTAAATGGAGATCCAGTACCTTCAGGGAGATCAATAATCGTGGTTGTGCCAGTTGTGATACCAACAACACCGTTAGATCTAACTGCACCCAACGAAATAACTTCGGGATCAGTTGTTGTAACAAAGAAGTTTTGGTCTGTTGCAGTTGGATTGGTTCCAATTGCAACGTGAACACCTTGCGACAATGCAACAATTCTAATAGAATCAGATTGCAACGATAGAGCATCTGATGCTACAGAACTGGTGCCTGACGCAAAAGTTGTATTGACTCCTACTGGGTTTAACGCTGACATTATTTTACTCAGGAACTAGTATTTCTATTTATTGTTCTTGTGAAGACTCATCTTCAACCGCTGCCTCTTGGGTAGGGTCAAACATCTGAGATGCGATTTGTGGTCTTAGAGTACCAATCTTATCTGCAGATTTTGCGTATAGAACGTCTTTGATCGCGTCACTGATCTGCGATGGACTCTCATCCGCCGCAATTAAGTTCATTAATTCTTCCATTTTTAAATACCAAAGAATCAGTTTTATTTATATATCTAGATCTCCATTGATTTTGGGATCTTGATTTCTGGTGCCTCAGTTGCAGAACCATCTGCTTCAGGTTCCATAACTGGAGCACCTAAATCACCACCTGCTCCAGGATCCATGGGTTGTCCAGTTGCTGGATCGATAGGAGCATTTGGATCGGGAATAGTTCCGTCAGAAATCTCTTTCTCAATAAGTTTATTCTGCTCAATAATTTCCTCATCACTCTGACGTAAGATATGGCGTCTAACGTAATCCTGAGAGTAGTACTTACCAATATAAGGTTCAGCAGTAGCAAGGAGATTGAGTCTTTCTGTCATCAACTCTGCTTCCTTAAGTTCTGAGAAGTGATTATCGTAGAGGAAGTCGTACTGAATATGCTCCTCCATCATATCCCAATCTTCGGGAGTGATGATATTCTTGAGAAGCAACTGAGTCTTCAGCATATCATTGAACATATATGAGAATCTCTTTCTCAAACGTCCAACAAACTTGCTAAATTTAACCTCGTCCCTCAAGATTTCTGATGAACGACCAAGATTAAATCCACCGTCACCACCAATTCTACTCTCAGGAACATTAAGTGATTTATAAAGTTTCTTCAAGAAGTACTGAATGTCGGAGATTTCTCCAAGGTTTTGACCACCAGGAAGTGTGGAGATTTCTGTACCTCTACCACCTTCTCTACGGGGCAACCAGAAGTCCTCCAACATAGACATAAATTTATTGTCATCCCGAATCTCTCCAGTCTGAGCATTATAGACAAGTTTGTTTCTATAACGCATCATAACGTCACGCAGATATTGTTCTGACTTGACTTTTGGCAGGTTACCAACATCAATGTAGAAAATTCTACGCTCAGGTGCTCTTGAAAGTCTGTAGATAACAAGGGAATCCTCAATC